TTATACTTATTGGTGAGAGAAATGACTGGTTATAAAACACATTATATAACTAAAGTTGTTTCTAAAATGAAAGAAACTCAAATGAAATTGTATTATCAATTTTTAGATGAGGGAGATATTACACAAGAGAAAAAAGATCCTTTTTGGAAAAGAACAATTAAAAGATGAGAATATTAGGAATATCAGCTTTTTATCATGATTCAGCAGCTGCTTTAATTGTAGATGGTAGAGTCGTATCGGCACAAGAAGAAGAAAGATTTACAGGTATAAAGCACGACCAAAGATTCCCTATTAATTCCATTAAGTGGATTTTAAAACAAAACAAATTAAAAATTAACCAAATAGATAAAATTGTTTGGTACGAAGATCCTAAAAAGAAGTTTGAAAGATTTAAAGCACAATGGCACAAATATTTTCCAAAAACATTAGGATTAACTAAGAAATTATTATTTTGGAAATCTAATAATAATATTGAAGAAATTATTAGAGAACAATTAGGATATAGAGGTTCTATTGAATATGTAGAACATCACATTTCACATTTAGCATATTCTTTTTATACATCACCTTTTAATGAAGCACATTTATTCTCAGTAGATGGTGTTGGTGAAGATGAAACAGCTATATTAGGATTAGGTGTTAAGGGTAGATATATCCAACCATTAGAACGAACTAATTTTCCACATTCATTAGGATTACTTTACGCAACAATTACAGCATTCTTAGGATTCAAACCAAATAGTGGTGAATACAAAGTAATGGGATTGGCAGCATATGGTAGTGATAAAGATGTGTATAGAGAACAATTTGAAAAATTAGCTAAATTAAATGGAAATACATTAGAATTAGATTTGAAATATTTTTCATTCCACTATTCTGAAAAGAAGATGTTTACTTTCAAAATGAGTGAATTATTTGGTATTACTCCACGTATTCCAGAAAGTGAATTAGAACAAATACATAAAGATATTGCATTTTCATTACAGGTACATTATGAAAGATTATTCTTTGCAATCTTAAATAATTTCCACAAACACTATCCAATGGATAACTTATGTTTAAGTGGTGGATGTGCTTATAACGGATTAGCAAATGGAAAGATAACTCTAAACACTCCATATAAAAATGTGTATGTACCACCTGCTCCATCTGATGCAGGTAGTGCTATTGGGGCTGCATTATATGTTTGGATGAAAGAACCTTTAAACAAAAGAGTTGAAAATACAAATCCATATTTAGGACCTGCATATACCCACGCTGATTATTTAAACACTATTAGAGAGTATGTTCCTATTGAAAAGGTGAAACATATGCCAACTCCAATTGCATTGACTAAAGAGGTTGCTAAGTTGATTAATGGGGGTGCTATCGTAGGTTGGTTCAAAGGAAGTAGTGAATTTGGACAAAGAGCACTTGGACATCGTTCTATATTGGCAAATCCTACAATTCCAGATATTAAACCTAAAGTTAATAGAGTTATCAAAAAGAGAGAAGGATTTAGACCATTTGCTCCTATGGTAATTGCAGATGAAGCGAATAATTACTTTGAGATGTTAGGACAAACGGTTCCGTATATGAATCAGGTGTTTAAAGTTAAGGATGGTTTTATAGCAGGGTTACCATCTATTACTCACGCCGATGGAACTGCTAGAGTACAAACCGTTGAAAGAGAATTTAATACAGATATCTATTTTTTACTTAAAGAGTTTAAAAAATTAAGTGGTTATCCAATCTTACTTAATACCTCATTTAATCTTAGAGGTCAAACAATGGTATTAGATCCTGAAACTGCTATTAAAACATTTTACGATTGTGAAATGGATTACTTAGTGTTGGGTAGTTATATCATTAGTAAGTAAGTTTTTAATTACACAATATTTATAAAAAAGATTTATGGCAAGCGTAGACATGAATTTTCCTTTATTTAAGGGAAAAACATTTAGTGATTTGTTGGGTGATATTTACGAAAACCAACAAAGTAAAAAGAAAAACATTTCAGGTCTTATTGAAGAAATGAGAAAGTTGGTGACTAAACCATCTGATGTAATTACGATTGGTCCTATCATTACACAATTGATAGAAGCTAGTATTAGTAATGATGACCACCTTATTAAGATTGCAAACATAGCACAAAAGTTAGTATTGGCAAATACAAAGAAAGCCGGTGATGAAGGTTGGTTAAGTGAAGATGATAAAAGAGCATTATTAGATGAATTAGATGCAACAGCAAAAGAAATCACTCAAAATACTGAAGATAAAATTGAAGATTTGGAATTTGAAATTGAAAACCTAAAAGAAACATTGGGTAAATAACAATGGCACAAAATTTCTTTTCATCTAGACAAACATCCCCACAAATTGCAAATTCAAGTGCAGGTGTTTCATTTGATTTAGCACTCGTAAACAATGTTATTTTAGATATTAATGATATTAAAGATACATTAGATATACACCATACTTTATATCCTGAATTGAATAAAGATACTGATTATGTTGATAAAAATACATTGAAGTATGGTGCAATTCGTTATAGATTATTAGGGATTGGTAGTGAAATAAATGATGCAGATTTACCAATAGCGTATCCATTATCTCGTGAAGATTTTGCATTACCAGTAACCGATGAAATTGTTAAAATATACACAATTTTAGGTTTAGATTATTACGAAAGAATTAATATAGAAAATTCACCAAACTTTAATACAGACCTTAGAGTTTTTATAGCAGGAAGTAAAACTACACCTGAAAATTCTCAAAGGGGAAGTAAATTAGAGAATTATCAAGAATCTCAATCATCGGGTATATCATCACAAACGGATAGTACAGCAGGAACAATTGAAACTATTAGACGTGGTTTTAATGGTAAATATTTTAAAAGAAATATGAAAATACATCAATTATCACTAAACGAAGGTGATAAATTGATTCAAGGTAGGTTTGGTAATAGTATTAGATTTAGTGGATATATTCATTCGGATAAAACAAATGGTATAGCACATCCAGCTATTTTAATTAGAAATGGTGAAAGTTCGGAAAACCAAAAGAAAAAAGTATTCGATATTGTAAGTGAGGATATTAATGGTGATGGAACTTCTATACAAATAACATCCGGACCATATAAATCACTATTTACTCCAACGATTAAAGTTGTTAAAGAAGCCAATGATACATATCCAAGTTCAGATAACTTAATTGGTGACCAATTAGTGGCAAATAGTGGTAGAGTAATCATATCTTCAAAAACAGCTGAAACTTTTTTGTTTAGTAAGAAAAAATTTAGTATCTTTACTGATGATATTGTTACAATTGATAGTGAAAATGGATTTAAACTAATTTCACAAAGAGGTGATATATCATTAAGAGCAAAAGGAAACAAAAATATTATATTAGAAGTAAATAGTGGTGCTAAAGTGTATCATGGTTCTCCAAATGCAAGTGAGCAGGCTATTTTAGGTAATAAATTAGTAGATTTAATAAGTCAATTAATAGATGTTATGACAAATGTTCAGTATCAAACTTATATGGGTCCTACTATTGCAGGTGGAATTCTACCTCAATATAGAACACAACTAACTACTATTAAAACACAATTAAAATCAACACTGTCTAAAAACAACTACTTAATCTAATGTCTTGGAAGCAGTTTGAAAATGAAGTTGCAGAGCAAATGGAAATTGGATTTAAAAGTCCTGATGATTTTGCTAGGTTTTTTACGGACAAATATGATGAGTGTGTAAAAAGAGGTGTAGATTTTATTACATTAAATCCGGTTAGTAAAGGTAACAAAGATTTGATGTATTCTATGTTACAAATTGCAAACTTAACATCAGCAGCTGCTTTAACTCCTGCATTATATGATTTGTATTTTAATATGCTAGGTGATGCGGTGGTAGGGTATTGGAGTGGTGCAACATTACAAAAAATAGTAATTCCATTAATACCATCGGTTGGTACTCTGGCAAATATAGGTGTTAAAGAAAACATTGTGACAGTTCCTGGTAAATGGCCTAAGGCAAAGGTAAGACCAATGAAAAATGTTAGAGTATTTTTAAAAACATTTACATCATTTGCAAGAATACATTTGATATCAGTTAAGGGGTTATGTACAACGGTTTCATTATATCCACCTTTACCTGGTATTGTAGGTGATGGAATTATACAATGGAGTGGTTATAAAGTAGTAGAACCTAAAAAGAGATATATATCGGAAATATCAAATGTATATGAAAATCCTAATGAAACAAGTAGTGTTACTTATATATTTGAAAAAGGAATAGAAGTTAATACACAGAAAATAAATGATAATTGGGTGTATGCAAAAGATACGAATAATAGAAGTGGGTTTATTAAAAAAGAATTTATAACTAATAAAACCCCAAATTAGTAAAAAACAATAATTATATATAGTAAATTACAATTTATGGATCAGAAAGATTTAATTAAAGCGTTAGTAAAGGTATTAAGAGAAGATATTAAAAAAACTCTTAAAGAGGAAATACGCACAGCAGTTAGAGAGGTGTTAAATGAAACAATCAATGAAGCACCTAAAGAAAAAAAGATGAATGAAAACTATCAAATGAAATCAAAGGATAATGGTGAGTGGGGAACTATGGATTTTAGAGGAAGACAAGCAGCACCAAGCAGACCGATGATTAATCCTGCAGATTTAGGATATGGTGATGGGTTTCAATCATATGTACAACCCGATAATAGTTGGGGTGGTATGAATGAAGAATATGGTTCTTATATGCAAGGGCAAGAAAATGGTGGTGGAATTCCATTAGAACATAAAGTAAGAATGGCAGCACAAAGAAATCCAGATGCAACTGCACCTGTATTAAAGGCTTTAAATAGAGATTATTCACAATTAGTTAAAAAATTCAATAAGGGGTAAGTATAGGTGCCAATAGAAGTACAAAAATCGTTTGTAATTGATTCTCAAGATAGAAGTGTTGGGATAGCATTACCATTAGGTAGTTCAAACAATGGGTACTTTGCCGTGAATTATACTACAAAAGATCAGGTTAAAACAAATTTAAGAAATTTAATTTTAACTGAACCTGGTGAGAGAATTGGTAATCCATTATTTGGTACACCATTAAGAAGATTTATATTTGAACCTTATATGGAAGGTGAATTTGAAGATGGTATTGAGAATGCTATAACAACAGCAATTAATACTTATATGCCTTTCATTACTATTGATTCTATTATATTTGATAAAAGTAATGAAAATAAAGATAAACATTTGGTAAATTTAGAATTAAAATATTCAATAAACTTTTCAGCAATTCCAATTGTTGATACATTAACGGTTAATATATAGTATGGCACTGAATCCTAAAGATAAATCGTGGATATCTAATAAAAAAGATATAAAATATTTAAACAGAGATTTTGCTTCTTTGAGACAATCTCTAATTGAGTTTACTAAAACATATTTCGCTAATACGAATAGTGATTTTAGTGATGCATCTCCTGGTATGATGTTTATAGAACAAGCCGCATATGTGGGTGATGTTTTATCATATTATACCGATGCTCAATTAAAAGAATCATTTATAAATGTGGCATCTAATGTTGCAAATGTATTTAGACACGCACAAAACTTTGGATATGTTCCTAAAATAAGTAGACCAGCAACTACTACATTGACAGTATATCAAGTAGTTCCATCAGTAAACCCATCTAATCCTGAACCTGATAGTAGATATTATCTTAAGATTAAAGAGGGTATGGAAGTAGTTTCATCTACTAATACAAACATAACATTTAGAACTACGGATATAGTTGATTTTGCAGATCCGAAGGGTAGAACTATATCAGTATTAACAAGAACAGGTACTCAAATAGACCAATTTTTAATTACAAAAGAAGTTCCGGCAATTAGTGCTACGGTGGAAACTTTAAATTTAACAAATTTCAATAATCCATTTAGACCTAATCCTACCTTTACTATTACAGATAATAGATTTATTAAAATTTTATCAATTAAAGATTTAAACGATCAAACATATTATTATGAAGTTCCATATTTGGCACAAGAAATGATATATGTTAAAGAACAAAATGCATCCATTAATAATTCAGTATTAGCAGCTGAATCAAATTCTACACCTTATATTTTAAAACAAATTAAAACAAATAAAAGATTTACTACTAGAGTTATAGGTGAAGAATTAGTACAAGTTAGATTTGGTGCAGCAAGTGAATTTACGGCAGATGAAATGATTATACCTAATACTAAAAATGTAGGATTGGGGTTAAATAATTCAATTAGTAGATTAGAACAATCATTTGATCCATCTAATTTCCTAAAAACATCTACATATGGTATTGCACCTCAAAATGCATCTTTAGAAGTAAAATATTTATCAGGTGGTGGTATTGAATCAAATGTAAAAACAAATGATTTAAGAAGCATTACTAAAGTAGAGTTTTTTGAAGATTTATTAAGTTTTGATACTATTAATTCAGTTACATATAACGCAGCGAAAGCATCAATAGCGGTAGATAATTTAGTTCCTGCAACTGGTGGTAGAGGTTTAGAAACATTAGAAGAAATTAGAGAAAATGCAATAGCAAACTACGCATCTCAAAACAGAGCAGTTACTAAGCAAGATTATGAAGTTAGAGCTTTATCATTAGAACCATCATTTGGTAGTATTGCAAAAGTATTTGTTGAACAGGATACAGCAGCTGATATTAATCCTACACAAAATTTATTAAGAGATCCTAAGAGTAGAGATGAGTTTTTAAATATGACAAAATCTTTAATAGGAAAATCAGATGCAGAATTAGAAACGGCTGTTAATAATTTTATACAAAGTAAACAAACTATAAATTCAGAAAATAATCCATTTGCAATTAATATGTATGTTTTATCATATAATTCCGATGGTAAATTAGTGGTAGCAAATAATGCAACTAAACAAAATTTAAAAAATTATTTAAATGATTTTAGATTAATTACCGATGCAGTTAATATAATTGATGGATTTGTTATAAACATAGGTGTAAATTTTGAAATAACAACATATACCAATTATAATAAACAGGAAGTGGTACTTAATTGTATACAAGCTATTACTGATTATTTTGATATTAATAATAGAAAGATAAATCAACCAATTAACTTAAGTGAGTTAGAATTAGAAGTAGCAAATGTAGATGGTGTATCATCCGTTCCAAAAATAGAAGTATATAACATTTGTGGTGATGGTACGGATAATAGTTATTCATTATATTCATATGATATAAAAGAAGCAACTAAAAATAAAATAGTATATCCATCATTAGACCCTTCTATTTTTGAACTTAAGTTTCCAAACAAAGATATTAAAGGGAGAGCATTATAATGATACTATTTCATACAGCATCAAGTGATGCAAGTATTTACTTACAACAACCTTATCAAAATACAGGTATTGATGAGATTTTAGAAATATCCAAACAATACTATGGTGATACAAAAGATATCAGTAGAGTGTTGATTAAGTTTAATTCATCATCAGTTGTATCTAATATTGTTGATGATAACTTCACTGCATCATTGCAGTTGAAAATAACAGAGGCTAATGAAATAGCAAGTACATTTACTATTGAATTATTTGAGGTAAGTGGTAGTTGGGAAAATGGTACTGGCACCCGTTTTGATAATTTAACTACAAACGGTGCAAGTTGGTATTATAGAAATGAAAATAATTCAAATTGGTATAAACAAATGGATGGTATCACTGCATCATATGGTGTGGGTGTTACCGGTAGTTGGGATGGGTTAGGTGGTGCATGGTATACACAATCAATTGCAACTCAAACTTTCTCATACACATTAGATGATATTAATTTAGATATAACGGATGCAGTTAGAAATTGGAGTAGTGGTTCTATACATAATGGATTTATTCTTAAATTAACATCTGCAGCAGAAAATGATAATTCTGATTATGGTAGTATTAAAATGTTTTCAAAAGAAACAAATACCATATATCAACCTAAATTAGTATTGGGATATCCTGATAGTGGTAGTGTTACTGGTAGTTTAGCAGAAGTTAGTGATAGTATTGCCGCATCTAGCTATGAATTTTTATATAGAGTATATCCATCAAATCTTAAGAAAGAATATATCAAAGGTCAGAAAGTAACTATTAAAGTAGATGCAAGAGAATTATATCCGGTTAAACGATTTGGGTATCCATCGAATGATCCATATACTAGTACATTTGCATATCAAGTAAAATATTATTTACCAACTACTACTTATTATTCAGTTATAGATACAATCACAAAAGAACCAATTATAGATTATTCGGAAAATACAAAGGTAGTAAGAGATAATTATAACAATTTAATAAAACTTAATTTTTCAAATTGGGCAGTAGGTAGAACATATACTTTATTATTAAAAGTAGTAGATACGGATAATGAAGAAATTTTTGAAATTGGTACTTTTGATATTTATGAATAATAATGGCAATAGAAAAAAAATATATTAATTTTAGTGAAGTTGATAATAATGCTAATGTAACTACAAAACTATATTCCGATGTATTTAACAAAACGGAATTAGAAAAATCAGTTGATACATTAGTTACTGAATTAATCAAACCTCTACCTGATAAAAACTTAGATTTAATTCCAAAACCTATCTATGATGCGGAAGTGACTAGAAGTTTAGAATTAGAGAAAGAGATAATAGATTTACAAAATGAGGTTGATGATTTAACCTCACAAGTTCAATCATTAACGGCAGATAGTGGTGCTTTATATATTGCAAATGATAATTTGTTGATTACAAATGCAAGATTAGAAAATTCACTTACTTCCGTACAACAAACACAATTAGAGTTAAGACAAAATCTTACAACTTCATTAACCAAAGGAATTAGTGAAGCAACCGAAAGAACAGCATTAGAGGCAGAGAATAATGGTTTAACAGCACAAAAGAATGCATTAGCTAAACAAATAGATACATTAAATAACTTATTAGCACAGGCAAATGCAAGTTTAGCAGTAGCACAACAACAATTAAGTGCAAAACAACAAGCAATTGCAGCTGGTGGTGTTTCTACTGGTCAGTTAGCAACGATTTTATGGGAAAAGGGAGATCCTTCCAAAAATGGTGCAAAGGATGGATTGGTATATGATTGGGACTTAAAAGATGGTGGTCAAACGGTTTGGAGACCAGGAGGTGTAAGTGGTGCTTGGAGTAGTAAATATGTAGATGTAATTATTGGACCAAAAGATGTAGAGGTAGAAATAAAACAAACACATTTCTTAATACCAAATAAATTTACATTAAAAGCAAATACTACACAAAGATTTAATTTTGATAAACCAAATATATATGCAGTACCATCGCCTGGTAATCAAAAATTAAGAAATGCAGCATTGGCAACATCAGCAATCGCAGCAGTAACAACCGGTTTTATTGCAGCTGGCGGTGTTGCCGCTGCAGGAGCGGGAGCTGCTTTATTAGCAGGTGGTGCAGTTGCGGGTGTAGCTGCTCTTTCTGGTACGGCAGGTGCTATTGCAGCATTGGGTGGTCCGGTAGGTGTTGTTGCGGCAGGATTACTAATTATTGGAGCTGCTATATTTGGTTCATCTAGACCAAAATTTAAAGATTATAGAGAAAAGATTACATTTGTAATAAAAGATTTAGATCCTAATGGTAGAACAGAAGATAAAACATTTGAAGGATTAGTACATTCATATGATTAATAAAAAAATATGGCAATAAACGATTTTAAAAATATTGAAAACATAAATCTTAATTTAGATTCTACTGCACAATTAGTTGAATCTAAAGATTTAGCTATATTCAAAACAGCAGCAAAGAATACTACTGATTTTGGAATGTCAAGTAATGATGTTATCGAATTTAGAATATATGATATTTCAAATAACTTATTAGAACAGACTGGTGGTAAATCTGTTAGATATATTCATAAAAATGATATGAGTAAATATCTTAAGAGTGAAATAGATTCTAAAACCCAAGAAAAAATATATGATATTGATGTTGAAAAGTTAATAAGAGAAAGTGGATATGAAAATGGTGAATACAAAGTAGCGTTTAATTTTTTAAAGAATCATTTAGGAACAGAAAATTCTAAACAAAGAGTTTGGATACATGAAGTATCACCAAGTAGAACTGAAATTAGAGTGATGCCGTTATTGACAAATGATGCAAAACAAAATGAAAAAATTACATATAGATACAATACATTTTTAAACAAAGGAAAAGAACTAAAAAATATAATAGGTCTTATTAAAAATACAATGGATTCGGTAGAATTATCTATAAGTAATATAGTAGATAATTATTTTGTTTCTAAGCATGGACAAATTTGGTTAAATGTAGTTAAAAGAGATTTTCAATTTGGTAATGATAACAAATATACAAATTTTAAACAAAAAATATTTAGTGATTTTAAAAAAAGTGTAAATTATCAATTAGAGGGTAAAGATTTTGATATTACATCACCTACATATGGTAAAGCACCTATTCAAAAATTAGATGTTGATGAATATTTTGCTAAACAACAAATAGATACCATATTATTAAATAGATTAAGTGAAGCTATTGAATTTAATTCTAAATCTATTTCACAGATTAAAATACCACAAAGTGTTACAAACGAATCAAATAAAAAAGAAGGTTCGTTAGTATTACAATCATTATTAAATACTAATTATCAAGCTAAGAGTAATCTTACACAAACAAATAAGATAACAATTAATAAACCAAAACCTTTAGCTGTTGGTACTGCTCCAGTAGCAAAGCCTGTAATTAGTACACCAACTCCAATTGTACCTCTACCACAGCCAACTCCTCCTACAAATCGAGGAGGTGGAGGTTTTATAGGTGAACCAATTGATGAAAGTAGATTTGGTGGGGGTTTAGGTAGAGAACAAAGGTTTAATAATGATGTATTAAATCAACAGATAGAAAATATAAGATAAGATATTTATAGATAATGGCAATCAAACATAATAAAATATACAGATTAGATGATTTAACTTTTGGGTTAGATGCTTTAAATGAAGTAAGAGCTGAACCAGGTGGTGGAGGAGGTGGTGGAGGTTCTATACCAAATGGTGAAAATTTAAAAATCATATTTAGAAATAAATCTAAATTTAAAGATAAACTAACATTCCCATTTATTGGGCAAACTTATTATGAAAATTCCGTAGTTGGTATAAATTCCAATAATTTAAATGATAGTGTAACGATATTACCAAATATTGAAACTAATTTTAAACTAAAAAATTATGTTGTTTTAACAAAATCAACAACTACGAAACAAGTAGAAATAAAGGATGATTATTTTACCGATAGAGATAATAGAAATCCAAGAAATTATGTTGAAAATCTAACGATTAATAGTATTAGAGTTGATGTATATGATTTAAATAATACCCTAATAAGTACAGAAAATTATCCATTACCATCTACTATTGAATTAGATTTTGATTTAGAACAAAAACAAAATGAGCCAGTTGAACCAAAGGTTAAAAATCAAAATATAACATTAATTACAAATTATCTAAATACAAAATTAGATAATGAGTTAAGTGTAAAATTATTATCAGCAGATATACCAAACGGAGTAATCCTAAAAAGTGGACAGGGTGTTGATATTCTAGCTGTTCCTGAAACTGATTATGGCTTTACAATTGAAGTACAGGGGTTATCTACCTTTAAATTAAAAAACATTCGTTGGCAGTATGCAAGTAAGTTTAACGAAAATAGTTTATTTAATATAGAGGAATTTAAGATTATTTCATCTGATAGTAAGGTTACTATTCCTAAAGATATATTCAACGATAATATTATATTATTAATAGAAGTTGAACCTAATGATGCAAATTATCCTAAATTAACATTAACAAATAAAACTATAAATGTTGGTGTTGAAGAAACTATTTTAGCATCTAAAACTAATACCAAATCAATTAGTATACCTGCAGGTATTGTTAATACTACATTTGTAAAAGTTATAACTCCATATAGTACATTTAATTTACCAATTAATGCAACTACATTAGTTAATAAAGATATTGTATTAGATCTAAAAAAACATTTTAAAAATAATTTAGGTTCATTTAAAGTACTTTTAGTTCCGTATAGTGAATTTTTTGGAGATGGGCAAGTACAATCTGTACAGGTAAATATTTCTCAATTAATTGATATTCCAATTATTGATAAAATTGAATATCCTACTAATGTTTTAATTCCTACATATACGTTTGGTGATGTAAATTTTAAAATATCATTTGAATCATTAGTTGCAACAACGGTATTAGTTTATCATTCAAAAGAAGATGACAGTACACAATTGGGGAAATTAAAAGCAAAGGATTCTATTTCCATAAACTATAATTCAATAAAAAAGTTTAAAGTAGGAGATTCAATTGATTTACTTTTAATACCTTACAATAAAAATATAAAAGGTGAACCGGAAAGAATTTCTATTAAATTTAACGATTCTAATTTCTATATTTCTACTCAAAATTTAAAAGATGAGTTATTATTAGCAATATCATCTCAACTTAAAATTGATTTAAATAGTAATACTTATTTAAATCATATTGCAGCATTTGATATAGATGATAAACAAATCGTAGTATCTAACTGGGATATTGATAATACTACATTTACTAAGTTTAAAACCGATGAGTTAGGTAATCAAATACCAGATGGTGAAATAAATAAAAGTGTAGTAATTAAATTATATGAGCCTTTACCGACAAATATAAATAAAAACGATACATTATGGGTTTCGGAAATTAGTGCATTACCAATCTTACAATCAGTAATTTTAACAGGTACACCAACTGATATTTGTGTTCCACTTCGTTCTCCTAATTTTAATGCAGAAGTTGATTTTGTAAAAATGCAATCAACTGGTATAGGAAATTATGATGATTTAATATTAAGTGGTTCTGCAACATCACAACAAATAGTTGAAAAATATTTAGCAGATAACTTTATTGATGTTAAAGGAGTTAATATTGATTATTCGGATTTTTCTAATTTTATAAAATATAGTAGTGCAGTTGAAAGATTAGCTAACTTTAGATATAAAAAAGAATTAGTTGAGTTTTATGATAATAGAATAAATGTATTAACTAGTTTAACGGCCAGTGTAACAAAAGAAATTGAGTTAGATACAACAAGAACTAAAAAATCTAATCTAATAACAGGATTTGATGGATATGAAAATTATTTAACACAAAGTGTATTTACATCATCATTTGTAAATCAATTTGATGAAAGAGGTAATATTTTAATTCCTAATACAGCTTCTATAAATTTATATGAAACCTACTACGATTTAGCAGATTCATATGATAAAAATAGTATTAACTTACTAAAAAATAATATTCCTCTACATATTGTAGATGATAATGAGAACTTAGATTTCTTATTATTTTTAGATATGATTGGTAATTATTTTGATATTATTTGGGCATATATCAAAGGAATTACAGAACAAAAAAACATATCAGAAGCAGCATCAACAGGTATAAGTGATGATTTGTTATATGATTATTTAAAATCGTTTGGATGGAATCCTAAAAACTTAAATTCAAATAAACAACTTTGGAATTATACTTTTGGATTAAACGATAGTGGAAGTTTTTCTAGTGGTTCATTTGAAGAATATCTGGGTGGTAATACCGAAAGAATTACACCTGAACAAGCTACTAAACAAGTTTGGAGACGTATTGCAAACAACTTACCTTACTTATTAAAACATAAAGGAAGTGTTAGAGGTATTACCGCATTATTGACATGTTATGGTATTCCGGCATCCAATTTATCTATTATGGAATTTGGTGGACCAAACATAGACACAGTTGAAGATTCACCAAAGTTTGTATATAATAGTTTAACACATAATTTAGTATTTGATAATGTAACAGCTTCATTGGAGATTCCATTCTTAGGAACACCCAAACCACAAGCTATTGAATTAAGATTAAAGCCTGAAAACTTTGAGAATTATACATTAGTAAGTGGTAGTGGATTTGAATTAGGAATTGAGGCAGATACTTCTACGGCAACATTAGATAAGTATGGTTATTTTACAATCAACGGAAATCAAGTTGGTTCAACCTATCCTTTCTATGATGGTAATTATCATAGTATATTATTTCAACAAAGTGGTTCTAATACCATTAAATTATATGCAGCAACTAATTATAAAGATGATATAATACAAAGTGGTGAATGGACAGGAACAATTGTAAGTTCTGATTGGGAATCTACAACTAACTTTAAAATAACTAACTTTATTGGTAATGTTGAAGAAGTTAGAGTTTGGAAAACAGCATTAAGTGAAAGTGTGTTTAATACACATGTTATTATGCCAGAAGCAGTAAATGGTAATGATATTTATGCATCTACTAATGATTTATTATTAAGGTTAGATTTTGAAAGACCACAAGATTTATCACTTAATACAACTATCAACAATGTTGCACCTTCAATAGAATATATTAATTCAGTTAGTGCAAGTGGATTTGTAGTTGATTCAACATACCCATTTAACTACGAAACATACGAAAGAGAATTATCATTAACAATTCCTAATAGTGGAGCTAGTAGGTATTATACAAATAAAGTTAGATTTGAATCACAAGAATTAGTAGCAAATTTATCACCAACTAAAAGAGCAACTAAAAAAGCATTTGAAACATCGGCAACGGATTCAAATAGAGTTGGTTTATTTTTCTCTCCTAATAAAGATTTAGACTTAGATATAGCAAAATCGTTGGGTGGACAAAGTTTTGATGATTTCTTAGGTGATCCAATCTATGAATATGGATATACAAATTATCCTCAATTAGATTTATTAAGAAATTATTATTTTGAAAGAGTAGGTGAAAGAAATATCTATGAATTTATTCGTTTAGTTAAATTCTACGATAAATCATTATTTATTAACCTTAGAGAAATGTTACCTGCAAGAGCGGTTGTAACGACTGGTTTATTAATAGCACCACACTTATTAGAAAGAAGCAAACACAAAATAAACAAACCAATAGCAGAATCAGAAACTTTAGAGGGTATTGTTACTGAATCACAAATTACTGAATTAGATGCAACTTTTGATACATACGAATCTATTTTAAGTGTAAATGAAAATGAACAAATTAACGCAGATGTTCTTAGTATAGATGGAGAATTAGATGCATCGGAAGAGTATAATTTTGGAGCCGAAGTTAATTCATATGAAACAAATATTGGATTTAATGCAGATGAAATTTCTGATGGTGAATATTTAACATATGATGGTATTGTGGATGCTAAATTAAAAGATCCAACAATATTATCCGAATTAGATTTACTTCGTTCTGGACAAGTTGTTGGTATAGATAATTTTGAAAACTATGGATTTGGAACTTATTTTTCTAATGGATATGGTAAATACATATATGAAGAAAATGGTAGTTTTAAATCTAAAGGTATAAGAGCATTTATAGTTACAAAAAAACGTAATATTATTTCAACGGATTTTGATAATAATGGGTATGAATTTACATATGTAACATCATCTTATGATAAAGAATTAATTATTCAAGATTTACATCAAAGTGGAAGTGTAATAGGTGGTGATATCATCTCAGCAGTTACTGCTAGTGGATATTTAAGAACACATTATACATTTACTGGTGATAAACATTTGGGATTACAAAATTCATTTTATAAAGGTTCAAAACAAAATATCTTTACTACGGTTGATGGAAAATCAGCAGTTGAAGAATTTGTAAGTAATCCTACTACATTAAGAATTTCACCACAAGGTAGAAGTAATAGTGAACCAATATTGGAAGTTGAATAAAAATAATGTAAAGAAAAAATATTTTATATATTTATAAAAGAATAATAAACAAACTATGGCATACTTAGATAACACAACAATTAC